ATCAATAAAATTAAGGTCTAACGGGATTTGTTGCGTTGTCATATTGGTTGTATGACGTTCTATTTCCATACAACCACCACAAAGCGTACAAGAAAGCGTCTAATTGTGCTATTTGTAGTATTTTACTTTATATTTGTTAAAACATTAACGAATGATAGCTGAACTAGCGAAACGGGATAAGCATTGGCGCAAGGTTGCTTTAAGCCTCTGTAAAGACAAGAGCATGGCCGACGATATTGTACAGGAGATGTACCTTAGAATGCACGAGGTAAAGCGCAAGTATGAAGAAATTAACAACTTCTATATTATCGTCACTATGCGAAATATATTCTACCAGCGATGCCGTAAAGCAAATAAAAAGGAAGGTTTCGACTTATGTAAATTAGTGGATTCTAATAACTTCTTTGAGCCTAGCGACCGCGAGGCCGAACTAATAGATAAGTTTAATGAATTACCTTGGCATGAGCGCGAGCTTATGTTAGAAACCGCTGACAAGTCGTTAAGGGATTTGGGCGCCGAAATTCAGATCAACTACCAGTTCATTCACCGAACCGTTACTGCGGCTCGAAAAAAGATTTTAAATGATTAAGGACGAAACATACTACAGTAATCTGGATAAGCGGACCGCTGAATATAAAGACTGGAAAAGCGAGGGATTAGGCGATACCGTGGAGAAGATAATTAAAGCGACCGGCCTAAATATTTTCACCGACGGCAAAGACTGTGGATGCGAAGATCGAAAAAAGAAACTTAATGAGATATTCCCGTACCGTTTTAAAGCTAGATGCATGAGCGAAATCGAGTACAGCGAATGGAAGGAGTTTAGAAGCGTTAGGCGCCTTCAGTTGGATGGCAAGCAAGTACTATTTATTACTAATCTTTTCGCGGATTTNTTCNNACGCAAGCGTCAAGAGATATGCGGCACATGCAGCGCAAAACCTATTTTAAAAATGATAAATAAAATAGATAAGGTTTACGAAACTTATAAATAAAACTGATTAATCAATTTATATCATTATGGCAGCACGAGGAGGAAAGAGAGCGGGAGCAGGACGCAAGCCTAAGGCGGACGAGACGAAGTTAATAGAAAAACTTAGCCCTTTAATGCCAATAGCTTACGACGCTTTGGAGGCCAACTTAGCGAAAGGCGAACCATGGGCGGTTAAGATTGCTTTTGAATATTTCTATGGCAAACCGAAGCAATCTATTGACCAAACGACAACTGTTAACATTAGCGACTTTGACATTAAGGAGGCTATAGATTTTAATGATTAAACTAAATCCGAAATTTAAACCTTTGTTCAATAGTGATAGCAGATTTTTTGTTATCACGGGCGGTCGTGGTAGCGCTAAAAGTTTCAGCGTCGGCGCTTGGTCGTCTTTGTTATCAATGGANANCGGACACAAAATACTTTTCACACGGCAAACAATGNCAAGCGCTCACTTATCTATTGTGCCAGAATTTCAGGAGAAGATGGAGCTTTTAGATATTGGTAAATACTTNAATACCAACAAAAGCGAGATCGTTAATAAAGGTAGTGGTAGCGAGATAATATTTAAAGGCTTAAAAACCTCCAGCGGTGANCAAACNGCGAACCTAAAATCATTACAAGGCGTCACCACATGGATCATGGATGAAGCGGAAGAGCTCACGGACGAAAGTATTTTCGATAAGATAAACTTATCGATAAGGCAAAAAGGAAAACAGAACAGGGTAATATTAATATTGAACCCAGCGACAAAAGAACATTGGATTTATAAGCGCTTTTTTCAGTTGGCAGGGATTGAGCCTGGTTTTAATGGAACTAAGGGTAATACTACTTATATACATACCACCTACCTAGACAACGCGCAGCATTTAGACAGATCGTTTTTAGATGAAGTTGCTAGGATCAATCGCGACAACCCGAAGAAGTATGAGCATGTTATTCTAGGAGGTTGGCTGGATAAAGCAGACGGAGTTGTATTTGATAACTGGAAGTTCGGAGCGTTCAATCCAGATAGGCTACAGACTTCATTCGGCCAGGATTTTGGTTTTAGCGTTGACCCTACCACATTGGTAGAGGTAGCTATCGATCGCAAGCAGAAGATAATTTACCTAAAGCAGCACCTATACAAGACCAAATTAACNACAAGCGAGATCGCGGNNNTTAATATAGCTAAGGCAGGGCGGAATCTGATAATAGGAGACAGCGCCGAACCAAGACTTATAGCCGAACTGCAAAAGCTAAGGGTTAATATTATCGGCGCCGTAAAAGGTCCCGGGAGTATTACCGTTGGCGTCTCGATTATGCAGGATTATTTATTAGTAGTTGATCCCGAGAGCGAGAACCTTGCAAGCGAACTTAATAACCACGTTTACGCCGATAAGGGCAGTAAATTATACGTCGATAACCATAACCATATTATAGACGCTATCCGTTACAATGTTGCATTTCAATTAATTAACAATCATAAAACAGACATACGATGAAATTAGATAACGAACAAGCAGATATTTATTTAAGCGAAATTATACATAATGCGCAGACCTTGAAACGATAGCTTTTTAGCTATGTAGGTGTAACCGCGACACCCACGCACACCTGTTGTTACACCTTAAAAACTTTTCTAACCACTTACTTTCAATGCTTTACAAACATCGTTACACCTGTTACACCTTAAATAAAGTTACGCGGTTATAAAAGTGAAATTTTTTAAAAATATAAAATATAAATTTTTTGTATTGCTTTTAGGGTGTAACGGATCAATCAAACCGCATAACATACTGTTAACCATTGCTTAACAGTATAAAATAGGTGTAACCATAGGTGTTAAGAAGGTGTAGCGGTTACACCCTCAAAAAAAAAGTAAATTTTTAAAAAAAAAGTTATGACAGATCAATATTATATATGGATAGGTAAAATAGTTGAAGGAATATTTCAGGCAGGTATTGCCGCTTTGCTATTCTTTTTAATCTGCCTGTTTTTAAGGTTCGCGTTTTTAAGGCTTTGCGCGACGGCTAATTTATTTAAAAGATTTTTTCAGTTTCTTGTTTTTAGGCAAAGTTTTAAGCGTTTCCGGACGCTATACGCCAACAAAAGCCTTATGGCAAAACGTGAGCGCCTTCGGGAATGGAATTATAGGAATAGCGAAAAAACACTAACAAGTAAAGACATTGAAGACCTGTTAATTATGGCCGAAGAACCGTTAAACCTGTGATCTAAATATTAATAACAAACACTCCGAAATTATGGAATTAGCATATATATTTTTAGGCGCGGCAATGTTCTCAATACTATTAATTGAATACTTAAAAAACAATCGATGAGAGTAACCCTTCCCGAAGACATAAGCGAAATAACATTATTGCAGTTCCAAAACTTCATTAAGCTACAGGAGCGTGAAGATCTAACCCCATTGGAGCACACTAAGCGTTTAGCATCAATCTTTACAGGGATTAGCTACAACGATCTAAACGGCGTAAGCTTGCGCGACCTAGGAGACGTTAGGGCTCAAGTGGAAAGATCGCTAAATAAGGAGGCTAAATTTAAGGCTAAGTTTATTTTAGGAGGTGACCCTTACGGTTTTATAACTAATCTGGATCAGATTACCGCCGGTGAATACATCGACCTTAGTGAGTACGACACGGGCGCCGCCGACATGCATAAGTTAATGGCTGTGCTATTCCGTCCGGTAACCAAATCGGATGCGGTTGGAAACTATGAGATTGAACCCTACAACGGTACAGGCGAACGCGCCGAACTGTTCAAGCAATTGCCGATGAATATAGTAGACGGAGCAATGGTTTTTTTTTGGCTTTTGGCGAAGGAATTAAAACAAGCTATCCCGAATTATACAGCGCAGGGAATAGCGAAGGCGAAAGCGCGCACCGCTATTTCGAGAAATGGCAATGGTACGCGACCATTTACAGATTAGCCGCTGGCGATTTGCTGAAGGTAGACCGGATCACGGGCGAGCCGGTACATAAATTTCTAACGTTCCTAGCGCATGAAACCGACTTTAATAAATTGCAGTCAGACTTGCGCAAGGGCAAAAACACTACAAGATTATAGTTAAGGCTACCGCTTTAAAACAAATCGCGCCTGTTTTCATTCTTAAAGGGATGAACCACTACAGCGAACTTTTAGGATATATTAAGCAGCTTGGAGAGGCTGACCCCTTTGTTAACACAATCACGCAGGGCGATTTTGAGGACGTGGATTTGGATAAGTACAATCTTTACCCACTTCTGCATATTCAAATAAACGGCGGCAACCTTAACAACGGGCAAGCCATTACATTGAG